GTTTACGGCAATGCGTGGGTTTCCGGCAATGCGAGGGTTTACGGCGATGCGAGGGTTTCCGGCAATGCGAGGGTTTACGGCAATGCGAGGGTTTACGGCGATGCGAGGGTTTCCGGCGATGCGAGGGTTTACGGCGAAGGGAGGGTTTCCGGCGATGCGAGGGTTTACGGCAAACTTAAACTCTTAGCTGGTTTTTTCTTTGGATATCGCTATAAAAAAGAAGATATAAAATATGTCCAAGTTGATGATGATGTAGAGCTGATTTATAAAGGCGAGGCTAAATTCGGAGATGATGAAAACGAAAAGAAAACTAAACTTTTGAAAAAGGCTGACGAACTTATAGCTAAAGCGGAAGAACTCAAGAAAGAAGCTGAAAGTATTTAACCAAATAAGAATAACTATATGTCCTTGAGAGAAAGAAAATGCAATGTATGTAATATCGCTTTAACAGTTGATAATACATATCCTTCAGCAAGAATTCGTCTTTGCAAAACTCATTATAAGGAAATGATGTCCAGGCACAGAAAAGATGTTGATAACAACTATAAAGACCAGAAAAAATATTATAAAACTGAAAAAGGTAAGGAGGCTGCGAAAAAAGCTACCAAAAAAATGGTTATCAAATATCCAGAAAAGTGGAAAGCAAGGTCGATAGCAAGATATGCAGTAAAGATTGGAACATTGATTAAAGGGAAGTGCATAGTTTGTGGTGAAGATAAGGTGGAAGCACATCACGAGGATTATAGCAATCCGCTAAAAGTAGTATGGTTTTGTAATAAGCATCACGTTGAGCATCATAAAACTGCCCCCCTCTAATAAGAATAATAAATTAAATTTATGGAGAAAGAAGATTATAAAAACGTTAAAAAATACGAGATACTAATTTGTGATGACTGTATGAACCTGAAAGGTGAAATGTGCCATAATCCAGTTTGTTGCTTTTGTAGAAATACTATGGAAGAAGTAGCTAACTCCCTTGAAACTACTGGAATAACTGCAAGATGTGTCGGATATAAACAGGAGGGTAGAAAAGTAATATGAAAACACTTTGTGACCGCTGTAAAAGAGAATATGAATCAGTCGTAGAAGAGGGAGATGAAAAAATATACAATAAATACTTTGAGTTCATTTGCCCCGACTGCGAAAAAGACCTTAATGAAGACTAATTCCCCCCTCTAATAAGAATAATATAATAAAAACTATATGGAGAAGGAAGAAATAAAAGAATTACAAATGAATTTTACGGCAGTAAAAATAGGAGATAGAATTTACGCCGTTATTGAAAAAGAACATTTCCAGCTTGAAGAATTGGAAAAAACTTGGGTTATTACTCAAAGAGAATTACCAGGGATTCACAGTGCGTCTGATTAAATATTAAGAATAATAAATTAAATATATGGAAAAAATAACGGTTGTTGGTCTTTGTAAGCTTGTGACAAAAAGATGGCGGAAACAATACCCAGAAAATTTTGGGTCTTAGTTAGCATTATAGTCCAACTTGATCCTATTCGGAGAAATCCGTGAGTGAGGCACCTTGCAGGGGTGGAAGTCCCTTGCTCCGTCTCAATTAAAGGATGGGATAATTATTAAATAAAATTAATGGATAAATATTACATCGGAGTTACTGAGACTCCAGAAAATGACAAGACCCACTGGTCAGTGTGTCTCGGAAGTCCTAACCCAGACGAAAGACACTATTTTGAAGTGGAGAATAAGGAAAAGGCATTTGAAATCCAGGATAAGTTGAGGGCATATTTGTCCGAATAATATATGGGGTGCCTCATTCTGTCGGAGGGGTGCGAGGAAACATCCTTTTATGGTATATGAGGTTAAATGACCTGAAGCCGACTATAGATTGGTCAGCCCTAATTTTTAAGATAATTTTTATGAAAGAAAATAAAACAATATGCGAAAATATAGTTTCTGATAATGTTGGAAGTATAAAACATACAGGTTGGAAAACAATGCGTAGCTTTATAAGGGAAATAAAGAAAGCTAATGATAGATATACGGAGAGGTGGAGAATATTACGGGGTTGTCTTGAACAAAAAGGATATTAAAAAGCTGGTTAAGTTTATAGATAATTATTATTCAAATTTATGAAGTTGGTTTACATAGAATGGGAAGACGCAGTTCACAACGCCGAATGGTTCACGACTGACCAAGCGAAATACTGGCACGAATCCACGAATTACACGGTCAGAGAGTGCGGATGGTTAGTAGCTGAAGATAAAAAAGGAATTACAATAGCAGGAAGATTTAAGCCGAAAGACAACACGATGGAATCTCAAGTGGGAGGACTGCAATACATTCCGAAACCGTGGATAAAGAAACGCAAGACATTGCCAATGTAATACTAAAGATAATATATGGTTAATTGATGGGGCGGTACAACGGGATAATTTACTTAGTCGAATGGGTGAAAAATACCAGTAGACTTAAAATGAGGCAGGTTGTATCCCTCGAATTATCCTCCCGCACCACCAGTTAATCAATTAAATAATCTCTGGTACTAATATGCAAAAACCTTCAAAAGAACAATTTGACACAGAAGACTTCTTTATTTGGGCTTATCCTTATTTCAGACTGACTGTAACTCTGCTTATTATCCTTGCGGTTGCGATTATAATAATTAATATAAATTTATGATTTTAATCCCAGAAACATTAATAATAGTGCCTATTGTAGGTATTATCCTATGGATTATAGGAGGACTTCTTTACGAAAAGACCAAAGATGCCAGATATATCAATTATATCGGAGGATTTGTGATAGTATTTTGGCTTATTTATGGACTCTATCTGGGATATTTCCATCTTGTACCCACCCAAGGCCAAAGTTATAATAATTTATGTCAACCAGAAGAACAGGTAAAAGGCTATTGCCCTGGCTCATAAATATATGATGAAAATACTATGCAAATGGGGATGGCATAAATGGATATATATCGGAAGAACCAGCAAATATTATGAATATGAGTGCGGGTGGTGTAAAAATATAATGAGAATAAAAATATGAATGAAAAACAAACTATTTCCCAGATGATATGGTCGCTTATAAATTCCATCGAGGCTAGTAAAAATAATTATGATGCGGTTACATTATCAGAACATATTATAAACTTGTCTTGTTTATACGCCAATCTCACTGCTCATATTGCTGACAAAGAGAATGCTTATCAAAGAAAACTAGGAGAAGAATTAGATAAAAATAAGGATATTCCCTATAATAAGATAGAGTTGCAGGTTAAAAGAAGCCAAGAATATGCTGACTTGAAGAAAGGAATGGCCTTGGAGAAAAGCGTTGTAGCCATCATAAGAGCAGGAAACAAGTATATTCGTATCAAGGAAAATGAGCAAAGCGTTTCAAGATACCAAGGAATTTGACATTTTGTGTATATTTGATATGATATAAGTATAATTAGCCTTACGAACTAAGATGATGCACTACTCGTAAGGCGGTGCATCTTTTTAGTTAAAAAACAGTGAAAGAGATATTATTAAGTCAAGGTAAAGTTACCTTAGTGGACGATGATGATTTTATCAGATTAAATAAATATAAATGGCATTATTGTCAAGGATATGCAAGGAGAAACGAATACAGAAATGGGAAGAGAAGTTCTTATAAGATGATGATTCTCAAAGCACCTCCTGGGATGGTTGTAGACCACATAAATGGAAACTCGTTAGATAACCAGAAGAAAAATTTAAGAATTTGCACTCCCAAAGAAAATATGAGAAACAAGAAAAAGCGTGTAACAAATACCTCTGGTTATAAGGGAGTGTCTTGGAGCAGTGCTGTTAAGAAGTGGCGGGTGCAGATAAACATTGATAATAAAGTAATCAATTTGGGGTGCCATAAAAATATTATAGAAGCTGCAATGATATATAATTTAGCTGCAAAAAAATACCATAAAGAATTTGCAAGATTAAACGACATCCCTAACTGTGGATAACTATTACTTGACACTCACTTACCACTACGATATACTACTGACATATAATGGTGGGGCAGGAAAAAGCTATATATAATTTATGAGCATATTCTCTTGTCTCTCTGATAAATAATAATTTAAATAAATAAAATGACAAAAAAAGAAATGCTAGAGGAAATGCGGAAGTTGATGATTCTATGCCGGGAGCTTAATATCGAGAGGCTAGAGGAATATCTTAAGGTTAGTAAATAAGAGTAGCAATAATTAGCAAGCTGAAAAGGCTTGCTTTTTGTTACTTGACAACATTTCATATCGTATTATAATGATAATATGAACAAAGTATATATAAGGGAAAATTTAAAAATTTTCACATTGAATTTTCTCAATGTATATTTTGTATCATCCAATTAACCAGCCTTCGGGTTGGTTTTTTGGTGTTTAACATTATAAATTGCCGATGACGGCATTGTCTAAGGTTGATTAAGAGCCAGTTTTCTTATTCTGGTGGATTAAAAATATTAAATAGTTGATAACATAGTGGAAGAGGTCAACTATATGTTCTTTTTTATTGAATCCAACCGAGATATCGGTACTCTATGCTTTATATTCGTATAATAACCTCCACGAAAAGGGGTGATGGGCTGTGTCGGCTCTAAATAGACACCTTACACAAACTAAGATTATAAAAATTTATAGTTTTAGCTTGTGTTAGTAACAATCACCAAAATCTCTTAATCATTTTGTTAACTATCTTAATAATTTTTATTGAAATCGCTTTTTATAAAGACGGGATAATACAGCTTGCCAAACTAAGCAAGCCATTGACTTTTATGCTCAGGTATGCTACAATAGATATAACGGGTGGAATAATTAACTATTATTTCATTGGGTAGGAATGAAACAAAAACAAATGAAAAACGTCGAAAGTCTATCTTATAAGATAGACAAAGCCCGCCAAGAGTTGCGGGACGAGGGTGGAAAGTATAGAATCGCTACTTTTCGAGAGAAAATAGCCCTTTTATACCAAAAGACAAGAAAAGAAGCCCTAAAATTGGCTTTTGCGGTGGTTATAACGGAAGCGGTGATGGTTGGATGCCTACATTATGGCATCAAATGGGGATTATATGAGTATTTTAGCCCCAAAACTGTTATAATCAATATCGCTAGACCAGCCGAAGCCAAGGAAATAAAGCAAGAAGAGGTTAAAATAGATAGCATAGAGCAAATAGCTGATAAGATATGGTTTTTAGAAAGCACAAGGGGAAAGAATAACTATTCCAAGTGTGAAGCCATAGGTAAGATAAATGGCATAGGATATGGAATAACTGGTAATGGTAAATATCAATGCTTTAATTCTCACGATGAGGAAATGCAAGTATTACGAGGTTGGATTATAGACAAGAGAGCCAAGGGAATGAGCGAGCAAGAAATGTTATGCCACTATTCTGGGAATAACTATCAAGGGTGCTAAATAAAATAGACAGCTTTGAATATATCAATTAGCCAGTGAATAATATCGCTGGCTTTTTGTTTTTGCCCGCCATAAGATAAAATATTTATACGGTTATATAGTTAGATTTATACAGAGAATAACAATAGAGATAACTTTTATTTTTTTTTAGTCTTTTATTGTCAATTAGAGATTATTAGACTTTTTTAAGATTATTAAGATTATTGATGAAAAGTATCAAATTAACAAAAAACCACGCCAAACAAAAAGATTATACGCTTTAAAATGAGCTGTAACGCCCTTTAAATAGGCACTATATACATAGATGACCAAATGGAACAGTCATTAGTTACAACGCATTACAGAGCGTCATACATAGAGACGCACAACATATATTGTGCGACACTTATATACACATTATATGCTTTATATAAGCCATAACATACACAGCACATACACACATACACATACGTATACCACATATGGTATGTATTAAGCACATCGTAGTTGTTTTATTGTGCTTGTTATTGCTTTATTTAACACATTATTTATAATCATAGACACGCAGACAAGACCCTATACCAGCACCCCCTGCCCCCGTCTTCCTCTGAAATTTTATGGTACCTTACCCCACTCATATAGTATTAAAAAGGCTTTCACCCCCCCTATTACACTATTTCCTTAAAGCCCCCTCCCCACAAAAAATTATAAAAAAGCCCCATTCCCACGCATAAAAAACAAAAAAGGCCACACTTGACATTAGCACCACAGATGTTATAATTATGTTATGCAATGTTTACAATGCGGGAAAATGTTCAAAGAAAGGCGTAAGACAGCCAAATATTGCAGTAAGAAGTGTAATACTTATTTTAATAGAAAAGTTAGCACCACACCCAAAATAATTAGCACCACAAAAGAAGAATCTAAGTGGGATAGAATTTTACAAAAGTATGAATAAACTTTCAGAACGTGACCTAGCCTATATTGATAAGAAGGTTTCTCTTGTAAGAGGTAGGGGTGGGAAGAATAACTCTAAGGGAGGTCTTACAAAGATGGAGGAGAGGGACAAGGAGTGTCTTCTTGAAACTCTTGATGCTTTTGAAGTTTCTCTGTTAAGTGGAATAGACCCCAAGGCTAAGGGGCTAACTAATAGTGAAAGGACCCCACTTGAGATGGCTACTATTATCATGCAATACTTTAGGTTTTGCATAACTAACGGCATGGCAATTACGATAAGCGGGATAGGAATTTATTTAGGCATGGACAAGGACGAATTTCAGAAGAAGTGTGCCAATAAGAATCCAAAAGACCCTAATATGTCATTTCTTCAGAAATGTGTCTACTTTGTGGAGATGTACATGGAGTACACCGCCCAGAGGAAGCAGAACCCAGCCTTTCAGATATTTTGGCTGAAGAACCGTGGATGGGTGGATAAGCTTGAGATTAGTGCTTCTTCTACCCAGGGAGCTTTGTCTGATGAGGAGAGAGAAGCTGCCCAGAAGAGGATAAGCCAGTTTAGCGAGATAAAGTAATGTTTTTCTTTATTTGTCTACTTTGCAGTTTCACTGCTGGACTAATATTTGGACTTTATACTAGAAGTTGGTATGATTACTAACCTTTTTACATACATATTAACTATTCTTTTCAACCGTAAAGTAGACCGGAGATGGCCTTTTAATTAAATGAATCTTACCATTCAAAGACTTCAGGCAGAGTTGTCTGCCATCATTAAAGTTGGTTCTGACCCCGAAAAGGTCAGGGAGTTTTTTAAACCCAAAGACAATTTAGAAGAACTTGTAGTGAAATGTATAATGTGGGGTCACTACTTCTGGCCGAAGTATTTTAATAAGCCGACCCCCGAGTTTCACTATGAACTTGTTAGATTATTTTTTAGGAAGGGAAATGATTATACGGCCTGCCCCAGAGGATTTGGGAAAACTACCATCAATCAGTTATGTATTGCTTTCTCTTGCGTTAACGGGCTGGACGAATTTATTGTCCTTATTGAAAAGACCTTTACGGAGAGTGCTGAGGTTCTGGAAGCTGTGAGGGAAGAGTTCAAGATGAATGATGAGATTCTTCGGGTATATGGAGACCTGACCAAGGTTAATGTGAAAGGTAAAGACCAGGATAACATCAGAGATTCTTCTGGAGACTTCTTTGTTAACGGTGTGCGTCTGAGGTCTAAAGGGTATGACACTCCTATTAGAGGATTGAAGTCCCGTCACTCCCGTCCGACGAGAGTTTTGTTGGATGACGTAGAATCTGACGAACACATTGATAACGTGGAACAGAGGAGTAAGTACCTCAATAACTACATCAAGGGTATCATCCCTGCTGTGGACAACGACACCGGGGTTATTAAGATGTTTGGGACTATTCTTCATGATGACTCACTCCTGAACACTCTTATCAGGAACCATCAAGGAAAGATTTACCGAGCCTGGGATAAGGATAGGATTCTATTGTGGCCGACTAACTGGACGGTAGAGAAGTTGGAACAGAAGAGAGAAGAGATGAGAGTAAGTGACAAAGGTGACGCTGGATTTTACCAGGAGTACTTCAATGAACCTATTTCCGAAGAAGACCAGATTTTTAGAAGAGAGATGTTTAGATATTTCAATCATCTGCAACTGGAGGACATTAGAAAAAAACCTCACCGTATTTATACGCTAGTTGACCCGGCTATTTCTAAGAAGACCACCGCTGACTTTACCGCCATCGTCTCTGTCTTAGTAGATTCAATGAACCGCATTTTCATCTTAGAGATAACGAGATTAAGACTCGACCCCATGGAAACCATCCGGGGAATCTTTGCTCACTACGAGAGATGGCAACCAGCGTTTGTAGGAATCGAGACCACCGCTTATCAGAAAGCACTTAAATACTTCATCGAAGAAGAGAAGAGAAGACAACACTCTTCAGTGAAGACGATGCAGATTGTAGAAATTAAACCGACCATTGATAAAGTGACTAAGATTAAGAAACTGCAACCGAAGTACGCTATCGCTAACGTCTTCCATAACTCCGATGACAAGAACACTCCCGTTCTTGAACAGGAACTTTTGAGATTTCCTATGGCGGCTCATGACGACATCGCCGATTGCATCTCAAATATCATTGAAATAATAATTCCGGTTTCCAAAACTGTTGACAGGACTTATCAGAAGTATTTAAAGATTCGTAAGTCTGGAGCCCAAGTTGCCTATTAGACTTTTTTATTGTATAATGCAGACAAATTAATCTTATGGAACTACAAAAAGAAGAGATAACAAAATCAGCCGTCCCTTATGATGTTTCTGATAAGAGGGTAGCTGTCATCAACCGTGTCTTTGAAAGATTTACGGCGATGAAAAACGAGAGGAATAAAATAAGGAGGGAATTTAACAACAAGACTTTAACAGAATACGTCAACGATTCTATGGACGCCTATAACGGAATCGTTTCGGACGCTATCAAAGAATCCAAAGAAGACTGGCAGTCTTTAATCTGGGACCACGAGACTCGTGGCAAGGTTAAGACCATCGTAGCTATGATTGCCGGAGCCAGACCTTTTATTACCCTAATCGGAGAAACCGAAAAAGACCACGACTACGCCCAGGATATGTTCCGGGTGTATGAGGATACGTGGAAACGAGAAAACGGGGCGTATAAACTTTATCAACAGGCTCTCTCTGCGGCCTGCAAGGGGACGGTCATCGTGGAAGAAGTTTACGAGGAAAGAAAACAGAAGATTAAAAATATTACTTCAGTAAATCAACAAACTGGAAAAGTAAAATTCAGTGAAAAGGAAATGATTCGTGGCGGAGCCGGAGAAGTTAAAGCGAACATTGTTCCGCTTTTAGATTTTTACCCCAACGAAAACTCTGTCGAAATTGAACACGACTGTACCATCGTCAAACTCTACACCAAGAAATCTTTCATGCTGAAGTATGGTAAGTACGAAGACGCTGATTCAGTCAACAACGGAGTATGGGGGGATAACTTTAATGGTTCTCTTTATAAGAGTCAGACCGACAAAAAGAACGACATGGTTGAGGTCATTCGTTATTATAACGAAGACTTCGATGAGTTCGTTATCCTGGCTAATGGAGTCTGGCTCAACCCTCAGGATGAAGACAAAATTTCTCCGATACCTTTTGACCATCACTCGCTACCTTTTGCCAAGACTGTATTTGAAATCGCTGATGAGGAGTGTTTCTATGGAAAGAGTTTCCCAGACCTTTTAAGTGGAGAACAAGATACCAGAAACGCTCTACTTCGATTGATGATTGACCAGGAAGTCTTGGCGATAAACAAACCTATCCTTCTTGGAATGGGAATTGAGGTTGATTCATACCAACTCTATCCTGGTAAAACGATAAAGATGACCGGACCGATAGACCAGATGAAGGAAATGGACCTCTCCGGGTCCACTCAGTCGGCGTTTCAACTTTTACAATTATTAAAAACCAACTCCAATGAAAACTCTTCTATTGATGCGACTGCTCAAGGAGTACATTCAGGAAGAAAGACGGCTAGAGAGACTGTTATACTTGATGAAAACGCTAAAAGAATCTCCGGGACGTTCCAGATAATGATTTACAAGTTACTTTTTGACCGGGCCAGACTCAGAATCGAGAATATCAAGCAATTTTACACCAAACCTATTCAGTATTCGGTTCTAAAGGATAAATATGGAAGAGATGTGGAAGATTCTGATGGTAAAAAGGTTAAAAAACCTACTTACCGGGAAATCCCTGTAGTAAACCCAGGGAAAGTTCCTATTTGGATTAATGTTAAACCTGAAATGAAGGGTTGCAACTGGCAGATACGGCTCGTTGAGGATTACGAAGTATCAATGAATAGGTCAACAAGAATGGAGTTAGCAAAATCTATTTTAGACGAGAGCAAATCGAATCCTCTGGTGTCAGCGGATGCTGCAACTATTAATTATCTGGAGGCGGCAGGAGCTAATCCTGACAAAATGTATATTAAGCCGAGCAAAGAGGCGATGGATTTTCAAAACAGTCAAACTGTTCCGTCAGTTAATAAAATGATGCCTCAACAACAATGATTGGATACAAACACACAAAGGAATCAAGATTAAAAATGAGTATTGCTAAAAAAGGAAAACCCAGTCATAGAAAGGGAACCAAACATACCGAAGAAACTAGAAAAAAAATGAGATTGAATCATAGGGGTATGTCAGGAAAAAAAGTTTCAGAAGAGACTAAGAAAAAAATGAGTCTTTCAAAAAAAGGAAAACTGTTTTCAAAAGAACATCTTGAAAATCTAAGAAAATCTCATCTGGGACAAAAAGCGTGGAATGCAGGGTTGACCAAAGAAGTGGATGACAGGGTAAGAATGAGAGTAGAAGTTAGAAAGAGAATGAGTGAAACGCATAGACTAAGGAAAAAAGAAAGTCATTTATGGAAAGGTGGAATTAACCCTGTTAATGACAGCATCAGAAAATCTATTGAGTTTAAATTGTGGCGTGAATCAATATTTTCCAGAGATGGTTGGACTTGCCAAAAGACTGGGGTTAAGGGAGGAAAATTAAATGCTCACCATATTAAAAACTTTTCTCAATTTCCAGAATTACGATTTGCTATAGATAATGGAGTAACCTTATCAGTAGAATCTCATAGAGAATTTCACAAGAGGTATGGGACTAAAAATAATACTACTGAACAATTAAAAGAATTTTTGCAATGAGGACATTAATTATAAAAATTTTACTCCGTCTTCTCGGAAGACCATATTACAAACCTCTTTCTCCTGGAGAAGTTGATTCGCTTTTGACTCGACTGGCAACAGAAGAAGGATTTGAGAAGTTTCCTGATTTCCTGCAGCAATGTGCCGACACCTACAGAAACCAATTTCTATATTCAAAGGATGAAAGGTTTCGTGGAACAGTTTTGGCCTTCGTTTCGTTGCGAGAACAGATACTAAACAAGAGACCAGGATATGCGGAAAGTAAGATGAAGTTGACGAAACCAAAGAAAAGTGGTAAAGTACACACAGAATATTAAGAGTTCATAATAAATAATTAAGTAACTTACCCTAGGGATGACACCCTAGAGCAAAAAAAAACAGGTTAAAGCTACAAAATTATGCCAGAAGAAAAAGAAATTGTTCCTGAAGAAAAGATAGAGGAACAAGAAGAGAAGAAGGAAGAACCTTCAAAAGAAGACTTTGAAAAGGAAAAAGAAGTTGTCCCCGCTAACAAATTCAACCAGACACTCAGAAAACAACGAGAGTTGGAAGCTGAGAAACGAGAGTTGGAAAAGAAGTTAGCTGAAAAAGAAGTTCCAGAAGAAAAGGAAGAAGAGAAGAAAGAAGAAGATATTTTCGAGGAGGAAAAGAAACCTGACCCAGCAGTTTTAATCGATGAAAAATTAAAACCTGTTCTGGAACAGATTTCCAAGAGGGAAGCCGATAACAAGAAAAAGGATAGAACGGCATTCTTCTCAGTACATCCAAAATATCTAAATGATGCAGAATCATGGCAGGGACTTCTTGATACGATGGACGAAGTTATTAAACCCGATTCAAAGTTCACTTATTATGAACAACTCGAAATGGCACACCGTATTATTGCGGGAGACCCTGGCAATGCCGAAGTAGAGGACAAAAAAAGAGAGATGGCTGGGGACGCTGGTTCCGGCGGAGATGGAGCTCAAAAGGGTTCCCTCAAGGACGAGTTCACTGCAGAAGACCGCAAGTATCAGAAAGAATTTAATGTTTCCGATGAAGGTATGAAAGCCTACAAGGAAAAAATTAAATCTGGTGCTATGCGGATTCTGAACTAATTAATTTAAAATACCAATATGGCTTTAAAATACAAGAGAACGATTGGCGGAGTAGGCCGAAAACTGGAGAAGATTCTTCTCGGTTCAAGCCTGGCCTTTGCTGTCGGAGATGTTGTTGAAACAATGACAACCGGAGTTGCCCTTAGAGGTGAAGCCGGGAAACCTGTTTTAGGTGTCATTGCTTCAATCTGCGATGCCGATGGTTTGCCAATAAAATCGTCAAATCCGGTAGCTGGAACAGCTTCTGGAACTGACACCCGTTCCGTAACTACTGGAGCGGCCAATACAACCTATTACGCAATGGTAGATGTCTCTAAGGATTCTATCTATTCAGCTGATTGTAATGGAACGGTAGGAACAACTGTTGATTCAGAACTCAGAGGAATAAGAATAGATATTGATTCCGCTGGCTCAAGTTTTGGTCAGGTTCTTGAAACCACTGCTACCAGAACTGAAGGAACAGAAGCTAACTTCTATGGTCATGGGCAAGACCCGGATGACTCTGGAAACATTCTTGTTTCTATCGCTCTGCACGAATTTAATGCAGAAACAGCCTAATTCACTCTAATTACTAACACAATTTTATGGAAACACGAGCAACATGGGGTGATGGGTGGATTAAAGGATTAGCTGCCAAATTTGCTGAAGTAGAGAATCAGGCTTCAATGTCTTATTCTCTAGGAATAAATTCAGCTTTGGGAGTTGAAACCAATAAGGCTACTCGTCTCTTCAAAGAAAAAACTTCGGATAAAGCCGAAGAAAGATATACAAGCAAGACTGGTGTTGGATATCCGACACTGACTAATGAAGGTCAGGACTATGCGACTGACAGCAGAATCCCTGGTTATCTGACGGTGTTCCGATTCATCAAGAAGACGAACTCTGTTGAAATCACAGAAGAAGAAAAAGATGACCGTGAGAATGACCTTCAGAGCAAGTTCGATGAGGCTTATGACTTGAACGTTAGTATGAATATGGAATTTGACCGTTCGGCCTTTTCCATTTTCAACTATGCTTTCACGGCTCAGGCTTCACTTCCTGCTGATTTGACTTTCTATTCTGATGGTGTTCCTCTCTGTTCAATTCTTCACCCTCGAAAAGATGGTGGAACTGGAATAAGCAATGCTTCTGCGACTGGTATTCCTCTTACGGAAACTAACCTGGGAACTGGAAAGCAAGCCTTGCGAAGACAGTTGGATGACCGAGGACTTCCAATGGCGATTGGTTCTGGAAGACTAATCCTGTTGGTTCCTGATTCTCTGGAAACCACAGCTCAAATAATCACCAAATCCACCAAAAGAAGTGGAACTGGAAACAATGACCTCAACATTTACGATGGTAATGTTACTGTCATTTCTACTAAGTGGATTAACTCTCAAAATGGTGGTTCTGACACAGCTTGGTTCCTGATTGATTCCCTATACTCACCGTTCATCTTCTATCAACGAAGAGGAATCCAGACTTCTGTCTATCAAGACAACAAGAACAAGAATACTATCTATGACATCTCTGCCAGATGGCAGGTTGGTAACAAGTCATGGCGTGGGGTGTGGGGGAGCACTGGCTTGAACACAACTTATTCTTTGTAAAGCATAGGTTGAC